GCGACTACCCAGACGCATTCCGCCGCCACCGCCTCGATCACCGGCCACGATTGTTGGGCGCTGCGGGTGATAGTCGCCGACCAGTACTCCGCCGGGGCGCCCTGCGAGAGATACATCTGCCCGTCCGGTGTCTTGGCCAACGCCTCCTGCTCGCGCTGCAGCATCGGCCGGCGCACGATGCGCTGCGCCTCGATGCCAGGTTCGGCGAGCAGCATCTGCAACTGCGGCAGCAGCAACCCCTCGCACACCTCGGTGCGGATCTGCTGCCGCTTGCCCCAGTACCAGCGCACCCAACCGGCCTTGCGGGTCAGCGCATCGAGTAGCGCGTCATGCAGCACCGTCCACCCCTTGTTCGCGGTGAACAGCGCCCAGCGGCAGTAATCCGTCGCCTGCCGCGCCAGGGTGGTGGCAAGCTGGTCGTTGCCGGTGATCTCGCTGCTGATCGGCTCGAACGATACCGGATCTTCCACCGCCGTGAACAGCCGCAGCAGACTTGGCAGTGTCTGCCTGATGGTGTCCCTGACGACCGTGAGGACAATTTGGGACCGGCCAGTGGCCTCATCACCGAACGGCCGGCCGGCATAGTATTGGCTCGCAGTAATACGCTCGCGGCTTAAGTATTGGTCGTAGTTCTGCGCGATCTTGAAGTAATACCTCGCAACTGAGGTAATCTCCTCGTCCGTCTTGCCGAGGCGTTCAAAGATGATCTCCTGCTGCCAGGATGCCCCATCGGGCTTGGCTGCAGGCCGCAACCCTGCCGCATACTTGCGAAGCTGGGCCGGCAATTGGTCGTCGGTGTCGGTGTCCGCCTCGGTGTCCTTGGGCGGCAGCAGATAGGCCAGCACCTGCTCGGCGCCGAGCTGCATGCCGGCGGGGCGCATGCCCTGTGGCACCAGTCCGGGGATCTGCGGCATCGGCGGTGGCCCGAACGACTGCGCCGACTGGCCAAGCAGGCTGCCGGGCGGCATTGGCGGCAGAGCGCCGGGCGGTGGTGGCAGCATGCCGCTCATGACTTAATGCCTTCCGCTTTCAGACGCTCTGCTCTCGCCTCCAAATACCGACGATACGCCGCTAGAGCCGCAGCGGCGTCGCACTCATAGGCTGCCCTGCTAAGCGCACGCCATGCCTCATCCTCGGTCATACGTAATCCCCTGCCGTGAGGTCCATGCGCATCGCGCGGTTGTCGTGCAGGCCACTCGTCATGCCACTGGCAATCCCCAACCCCTGCTCGGCGAACGTCAGGTTAAGCGCATCAGCGGCATCGGGTGACGCCAGCCCGCGCGCCCGCATCAGGTTCTTGCTCTCCACCTGCAACCGCCCATCGCTCAGGAACGAATACCGGGGCGCCACCAGGTCGGCACGCAACTCGTCATCACGCGGCAGCCGCACCGCGCGCGTCTCCAGCCACTCGCGACAGCGCACCCAAAGCTCATCCCGCAACCTCGCATAGCGGCCCGTCGTGCTCGCCACCTCGGCCACGTTCACCCCGAGGATGGGCAGGTTCTGCTCGTGCAGACGGTCCACCACGCCAGCACCGATGCCGATCACGTCGATGACAATCAGCGCCGGGCGGTTGTGCCCCGCCGCGTCATACTCGGCCTTGACGGCTCCCGCGAGCTGCATCGTGTCGATGTTGCGCCACCGCCTCGGCATCTCGGTGACCACGTTGCCCCGACGCTTGACCAGCACGCTGGCATCCGTGCCAAACCGAGCCACGTCACAGCCCCAGATCTCGACGGCGGTCATGTCCAGCGCCACATCGCGCACCATGGCGTCATCGACCAGGCTTGCGGCAATCAGCGTGTCGGCATCGGCAACCGGGAACTCACCCAACACCCTCACCCGGAAGGCGTTGGAGTCCGTGCCATAGCGCTGCTCGATCTCCTTGACGTAGTTCGGCGTCACCCGCCGGCTGTCGGCGCTGCTCACCCGCATGGTAAACCAGCGATCCCGCTCCATGACATGACAGCGCCAGAAGAAGCCGCTGGACCGCGTGGGGTTGCCGATTAGCAGCGTGATCGCACCCGGTGACGACATCGAGCCGCCAGCTGCCTCATACACCGCCTCATCGATGCCAGACGCCTCATCAGCAACCAACAGAACATGCGTGCTGTGCAACCCCGCCATGGCCTCGGGCTTGTCTGGCCGGCTGGTCCTGGCCGTGATGAAGCACTCCTGATCGGCCTTCAGCGTGATGTGGTCGCTGGTGATATCCCACAACTGTCGCCAGCCGGGTGGCAGGCTGTTGAACCACTTCACCAGTTCCGGCCAGAGCGCATCGAACAACTGCGGTGCGGTGGGTGCCGTCACCGCGACCTTGAACGGCGCCCGCGTGTTGGCGAACCATACCATGCACCACGCCGCCAGCGCCGACTTGCCCACGCCGTGACCTGATCGGATAGCCAGCCGCGTATGGCCGCGCGCCACCGCCCGCAGCGCCTCGAACTGCCATGGGTCAGGATCGACATGCAGCACCTCACGCACGAACGCGATGGGCGCCCGCGCATACCGCGACATCGCCACATCGAACGGGTTGGCCGCCCTGGCAATGGCATCGGCCCAGTCCGGCGGCAGGGTTTCAGCGTGGCTCACGACAGCCGTGCATTCCGCTGTCTGACGAACTCGGCGATGGCTGGCTTGACGAGAGCGCGGCGCTCGTCCCTGCCCGCCATTATGGTAGGCGTGTTGTGCCTATAATCGAGTGCCAACCCTTCGCAGTATTTATGAATGAACCGCTCTATCTGAACGCAAACTGTCGTCGCATTGGAATAGCCAAACGCCTCACCTATCTCGCGCTGCTTGATGCCGCTAGCCCACTGCGCGGCGGCGAAGCACGCATCCTCGTCCGTCCATCTGTGCATGGCCACCCCTTCAAACGGTCGTTTGCGGATGCATCACGACATTGCACGATGTTAGCGCCAGAAAATAACTGCATCGCAACGCCGTTTTGTCCTTGCAATTCTACATCCGCAACGCTATTTTCTCGTTATCGAAACCGGAGACAGACAGATGACCTACAGCGCGAAACACGAAAAGCTTCTCTCAATGGCAGCCACCGATCGCGGCGCTCCGACCAGCCTTTACATGAACGAGGCCAAGGAACTGATCGCGGCCGGACTGCTGGTCAGCCGCATTGTCCACACCGCCGTTGGTGGAACCAAAATCCAACTCTTTAGGGCGGCTTAGGCCGCCTCACTACCCAGGAGATTTGAGCCATGAAAGCCTTCCGCATCTTCCGCAACCACTACTTGTGCGACGCCTGCCCGAACGAATGGAGCGACGAGGCAATGGTTGTAGCGCCGGCATATTGCCCGTGCTGCGATGCCCGCACGGAACCGTATGACAGCACCGCGCTGCTTGAGGATGTCACTGTGACAGAGGAGATGGAGTGATGACCCGCTACCGCATAACCAACGAAGCGCTAGGCACTGTGATCGTCGTAGACGAGTTACCTGAAGGCGACCGGGTCGGCGTCAGGGATCTTGGCCCATGGTGGAACAACATGCCGCCGCCGAAGCTGATCGTTGAAGAAGTCACCGAGGACGCTGAGTGATGACCTACTACCTCAAAGCCGCCGCGATCATTGCCCGTCACCCGCTGAACGTGGCTCGCCATCCGAAGGCTGGATACATCATCCGCACCATCATCCGCCGCGAGTTCCGCCTGCACTGGCTGCGTGACGTAGCGAAGGGGCACAACTGAATGACCCCTGCTGAGTTCACCGCGGCGCTCGATGTGCTGGGCTGGTCAAAGCGAGAGTTAGTCCGGCACATCAGGTGCGACACCAACCTGCCGCTAGCATGGGAACGCGGTGAGGTTGAGATCCCGCCGCGCATCGAGGCATGGCTTATGAAGCTGGTGCTGTTTCATCTGAAACATCAGGCGCCGACAGACTGGCGAGTGCGATAGCGATTTCGGCTGCTGCTGCGGGATATTTTGCGCGCATGTTGTCGGCGAGTTCAGCGAACTTCTGCCGCACGTATTGATCGCCTACGTCAGGTTTCCATTCGCTCAATGGGACATAGAACGGCTGAATGCCGGCTGTGCCATCTGGGAACACATATTCGGCCCAGATCCTCACAACAGCGCCGATTGGGAGATCGCTCATTCGGTTGGCGTCGGCGCATCGAGCAGGTTAGTTTCCTGCTGCGGCGCAGGCTCAACCTGGCCATCGATGAGCTTGCTGGACATCTCGCGAGCGGCGTTCAGGTGCAGCAGCAGCACGCCGCCGACTTCGCCAGTATGCGCAGTCACCGCGAGGTCTGGAATTGTCTTACGGAGCAAGCCCAAAGCGGCGCGAACTTGGTCCGATGACATACGCACGGAATCGGTTGTATCTAAAGCAAATGCGTTCAGACGGTTAACGAGCTGACTCGTCTGGATTTTGGAACGGGTCCGTGCATCGTGTTCTGGACTAAGCCTGACAGCCATCGCGTCGTTCCAGACTGGCAATTGGTATCCACACTTCGCGTAAATGCCCGAACATCATCAGTCCGATTAGAGCTGAATCGCCGTGGATGCTGATGACGGCCCCGACCATGCCATTGGCAGCCCC